ACCTTCTTTTCTTCCTGTTTCTTGAAACAAATTTTGTCTGACATCTTTTGTTACAAGTTCCATAACACCTCTAACAGGTTTAGAACCGGCAACACCGTAACCAATTGAAGTGAATACAGATTCAATTAAATAATTAAGTCTTTGTTGTTCGGTTAATTGCTCTTTAGCAATTTCTTCCATCGTTAGACCGTGTGATTGTTGTTCTTTAAGTCCTTGGATTTGAGCGTCCGTTAAATTTTCAACCGCAACCATATCAAATTCACCAGTTGGTTTACCTTGCGCGTCAACTTTTTTTACTTTAACCTCAGCAACACCTTGTTTATTTACTGTGGCTAAAGTTGCTATTAACTCTCTATCTTCTTTAGATGCGATAGAACTTGGGAATCTTATCTGTTTCATTTTAAAATCCAGATTTGCCGCATTTAATGCCATTTTTTGTAATTCACCACTACTCATACCTAAAGCTTCACCAATTTCTTTTAACCTTCTTTTTTCTCCTGGCATAATTTCAAATTGACCAAGTTCTTTGTTAAATCTAACAAAATCTTTTGTCATATTAACAATTTGATTTTGTAATTCTGCTGGGTCATTTTGTGCCATATCCATCATTCTAAGAGGATCTAATAATGCACTTGTTTGTACACCTAATCTTTGTAAGCTAGCAGCATAATCTATTGCTTTTTCAGGGTCCATTGCGTTTTCTACAATAGAAAACATTTTGCTCATATCAATATTAAGTCTTACTGCTTGTGCGGACATTTTTGCTAAACCTTTAACACCACCTTCAAAGTTATAAAGATTCATTTTGTCTAGGTTACCCACAACTTCTTTTGAAACAGAGCTTACGGCAACTCCAGCGTCTTTAGCAATATTAACAACTTCTAACATATTGTCACCAACATCATTAATTGAGACCCCAACATCTCTAAAACTTCCAGCTAATGTTTCAACATTCACTGCTGTTACGGATGCTGTTGTTTTTAATTCTAATAAATCTTCGTTTGAAATCGTAATATTGGTTTTAAAAGATTTAAATAAATCTTCATATGTGCCTGCAACATCTTCTATAGTAAAACCGTACTCTTTAAATTTCCCAGCATTATCAGCAATAGCTTGTGAAAACTCTCTTGATTTTTCAGTACCTAAACCTAAAGTATTTCTTAATTGTGCTGCTTGACTTTCTAAGTCCATAGCTCTCTTTAAGTAAGACATTGGATTTAATAAATCTGATGCTAAATCACTAAAATATTTTTTAAGACCACCACTTTCGTTTCCAAGACCTTGCATTGCGGCGTCTACAAAACCTTCACCAATTTTTCTACCGGCACTTAAAGTTGCCTTTTCATTTTGTAGTCTTTCTTCGTTAACAATATCTGTTGCAGATACTCTTTCGTTGTTACTCATAGTTTTTTTTTATAAATAGCTAGATTAATCTTTTTTGTTTTGTTCTATTACTTTATCAATAATATATTTCCTTTCATATGTTGGTAGTATTCTAAAATCAGAATACGACATACGTAAAGTTCTAGCTAAAAAAATGTATTCGTCTAAAAGATATGTCCTATAATCAGAAGAAAGGCCGAAAAAATTCCACCCCAAAGGTGATTTGTACATTCACCTTTTCTCCAGACGGGGCTATAACTTCGCGGTTTAAATCTAATTTTGGTTCATTTTCGTTAATGAAGTTTCTTAGATATTTTGAATCCCCAATAGGCATTGATTCAATAAATTTTGCTATTTCACCTTTGTCGTTGTTTCCATTAACTTCGACAATCATTTTACTTAATCGTAATGTAACAATAGGTGCTACCCTACCTTGTGGATATTTATCAAGAATATTTTCAATTTCAATTGTATCACGCATTGTTAATGGTTTTACTTTAACAGATACATTACTTTTTGGTAATACTGTTGTATATGTACCATTATTATCCGGTTCAATTTTATTTTTTTTAATATTTAATTCATCTAATATAATTTTTGCAACAAATTGATTTTGTGTTTTTGGGTCAGTTAATGTAATATTATATTCAGGACCAAATGATGTATTTCTTAAAAATATTAAAATGGCTTCAATATCACCATCAAGCAGTTCTTCAGGCCTTAAATCTGGTTCATAAAGTTTTTGTCTTAATAATGGTAAGATAATACTTTCCTTTATTGTTTTATTTGGATTAAAATTTATTAAAATGTTTTCGTCAGCCGCTGTAAGATAACCAACTTTTACACTTTTTTTCTTACTTGGATAAAATATACCTCCGGACGGTAGTGGTACAATATCGTGTGGTAAATTAAAATTGATTTGTCCATATTCATTTACATTTGGTTCCATAGTTTTCTTTTTATTATAAAAATACTTTACTTATATTTTTTGTAAATAAAAAAACCTATACGTTCTAAAACATATAGGTTTAAAATAAAAGATATTTTGAATAAAAAATTTAGTATACTAATATACAACGGTCCATTCTCAAAGAAGATGAAATTGTTGCAATACCATCTTGACTATAACTTAACTGTCCACCATCGAACTTAGTTAAGAATGTTCCTTCTAAAATCCATTTCTCAACAACAACTCCGGTTGGGTCTAACATTTCTAGGTCAACATTTTTCTTGTACCCAGCAGCATAACCCATACGACCGGTAACAGACTCAGCACATAAACGAATCCACTCCATTAATGCTTGTGATGCCGAAGGTCCGATTGGGTCACGGAAAGTAACTGGTAATTCACCCCAAGTAAATCTACCAGCAACATATGTTGAGGTATTTAAAAACTGAATTTCAGTAGAACCGATTGTTAAACTTGGTCTTGATGTTGATTCTACATACCATTCATTGATACCTAAAGAAGAAGGAAATCTCAAAATCCACCTGTTCTGTCTTTTCGGTTCATACGGAACTGGCATTTTCATTAATAAATCAGCCATAATTATTTAATTTTTTTTAATTGTTTATTTTCTTTATTTGATAAATATATCCTTATGAAAAATTTTTCTATTTACTTAAAATTATTTTCAAAATATACTTATATAGTAAGTTACTTAATTAATTATTTAATATTTTCTTTTTTCTCCTCCTGCTGTTAAATAAGTTTGTAAAATATTATCATCTTTTTTATCAAAATGTTTTTTCATAGATTCTACATTTCTTACATCATCATCTGAAAAACCAATAAATGGTGTAAAATAGTTACTTATTTTATTTTTCATTAAAGCTTTTGTTTGTAATTGATATGACATTTGTTTAACATAATTAACAAATTCTTCCATAGCAATTATTTTTCCTTGTTCTGGATTTGTTGCAGAACCTTCACCAAATGAAACCGGGTAAAATCTACACATATCAAGATAAGTTCTAATTAGTTGATCCTTTGTTAATTTATCTTCATCGGCAAGGTTTCTATATTTTAGTAAATTTTTTGCTAGTTGGTTTGAATTTATACTGTGCATATTTTTCTTAATCAAATTATAAACGGCTTGTTTTAAAATTGATGGTGTATGTCCTCTTGCGGTTATAATTGAAAATATTGAGCCGTTATTTATTGCTTCTACAAAATCAGGCCATGCAGGTCCAGTAGGTGCTTTCATAGCATCAGATAAGAATTTTTTATCTCCAGTCACACTAAAATCTCTAAATGGGTTCTCATCAAAATTAACAATTGTGTGACCTTCATATTCAAATTCTTCTTTACCAATATCTGTTCTGTATTCAGCAAAATCTTCTGTCGACATTCCAACGGATTTTCCATTTTTATCTTTTAGATAAATTTTTGTTGGCATAAACATAAGATTATCATCCCAGTCAAATGAATAGTATTTCATTACTGGTGTATATTTTTCATCAATTATTTCATTTATAATTTGTCTAACTAAAACTTTGTAATTCATAATAATAAATATATCATAAATAAAAAAAGGGGAACTATTGTCCCCCTTTTGTTTTGTTTTATTCTATTATACATCATCAAACGACGCACCTGTTGGTGTAATGTAGAATGTAATGTCAATGAATTCAAGAGATCTTGTTGGTTTAATATAGATTTTACCAACCATTTGATTCTTATCCAAGTCCTCTGTATCGTTAGATACTGTAACTCGGAAGTCATATAGACCTCTATCTCTTCTAATTGCATCCAAGATTGGATTAACCGCATTTAAGAAGTCTTGTCTTACTTGTTGGTCATTTTGATCAAATAACAATCTTACAGAAACCGCAGAAATTAATTTTCTTGCTTGTAATAATAATCTTCTTACGTTGATTCTATCAAGTGCTGACTCTCTAACTTGAAGTGTTTTGTTACCCCAAATTACGGTACCTACGTCAGCAAATGTTGCAATTGGGTTAATTCTTCCAAGATATAAAACATCTCTATCTTCTTGTGTTAACTTCTTACGAGCTTTAATTGAATTTACAAGACCACGAGTGTAACCTGCTGCTGCAAACCAAGGGAACGCAATATTATCAGTCAAAGCCAAGTTTCTAGTTACTTCGGCTGTTGCTGGAAGATAAATTTGTGTATTGTTTACACTATCTCTTGTTAATACCCAAGGATAATAAGTTGCGGTATAGTTAGAATCAATTCCAGTTTCCTCAACAATATCAACAGCTTCTTGTGGGTAAATTAAGTTATCACCTTCAGTTGTTGAAGCAACAAACATATTGTAATCCGGCATTGTTGCAATATATAATGAATCTGCTCTTTCAGTTTCAATCATATTAATTGCTCTTTCAACTAAATCTGAATTGTTTTGAATATCAATACCAGGTGTTGTAAATACATTTATATTGACAGCTTCAGGATTTGCAAACGTTCTTTGACCTAACAAATATGCGTAGTAATCTGTATTTCCAAATTCAATACTTCCATCACCAATTGCAATTTGTTTAAACAATCCATTTCCTTTACCTTTTGGATATCTTGTTGATGAACAAGCTCCATTTAAGAATCCACTTCTACCAAGTGCGTACTTGTCAGCATTTGTTCTAAATTCTCTATATATATCCCAACCATCAAATCCACCATATACAAATAATGTGAATTTTCTAGCATTCAATCTGTAATAAGGATTTTCAGGATTATCTGGTTCAGATGAAAATGATGTTACACCAACTTCATATGCTGGAGTACCACTTGATGCAAATGAACTAGATATTGTAATCCCACTAGCAAATTGGTCCATATGGAAACCTTTTGTTCTAAAATTCCATTCTGTACCTTCACCATTACATAAATCAAAAGGTTTAACTTTTCCTTTATATTGGAAGAAGTCACCATCATAACCCCAATACGAACCTAATCCTAAATAAGTTCTTCTTATATTGTCACCACCACTTACAAAGGCATCGTCTTGACCAGTCGATGTTCCAAATGGAGGATTAAATACTTGTTCACCAGGTAAGAAATATTTTGTTTTATAAATAGGGAATGGTGATTTACCTGCCGGATATTCTCTAAATGTATAACCTTGGAAACCACAAGGAATTGCATCTACTGGTGCATCCTCATTAATTTCAACCATAATGTATTTAGATTTTAATTCATATTCACCATCTAATGTACCTATCTTTTTAGCAATATAATTATTTTCAGATGGGTTCATAGAACAGTTAGTATACTTTTCAAGTACAACTGGGTTTGCATCATTATCAAAATAATCTCTTACTAACACAGTAAATGTTTCATTATTAAATGAAAGATCTGCCAAAGAAATTTTAACCTCTGAATTAGCACTATTACCATCAGATATTGTATAAAACTTAAATAAGTTATAAACTTTTGTACCTCTTAATTCAGATACAACCCAAGGTGAACTTGGTGATTGGAATTTATCTAGGTACCAACCGATAGTTTGTTGGTCATTTCCTTGTGCACCTTCAGATGAAACTACAGTAGGGTTTAAACCTCTAATATATCCTTTGTTCCAAGCATAATTTAATAATGTACTATAAGATTCTTCAACCATTAATGGTACTTGTGTTCTAGGTTTTTCAAAATTACCTCTACCAAATACTTTATTAATATTATTAGCGTCAGAATTACTCATAGATACAACAAAATTAAATGCTGTTCCATCATTATTTATAGCGTTTATTTCAAAAGGTAAATATGGGTTTTTTAATACGCCACTATATTCTCCAGACATATCGTATGTAACTTGTGTAACACCTGTAACCTCATAAATTGGATTAATACCATCACTATATGTTGATAAACCTCTTGATCTTAAAGTACAAACAACTAAATCATCATAATCTGTAAATGATGTACCAGTATAATAATAGATAACACCAACTACGGTTCCAGAATAACAATCAACTACTAATGGTGCTGTAGTTGTAGTTGTAGTAACTGGTGTTGGAGTTACACAAGGATTTGTTGTTGTGGTTGTGGTTGTTGGTACAATTGTAGTTGTACTTGTTGTTACTGGGTTTAAATAAGTAATACCAGTAATTGTTGTAAAAAATGAAAAACCAGAATACGCACCATTACCAATATTTTCAAATAAAGCATAATACCACGGGTCGTTAAAACCTGATGCTGGATTAGAGTCTTCAAAAGAAACATTATCAACATTAAAAACATTTGTTGATGCTGTATATCCAGTAATAGTTAAATAATCATAATCTACTTTTGGTATTGAACCAAAATATTTGATATTCTCATCTTCAGCCATATAAGGATTAGGGTCTTGAACAACGTCTAATATAATTCCATCAATATCATCTTGCAATGTTGACACATTTCCATTAAATTGTTCATATTGTGATGTAAATATGTTAAAAATTTCACTTGGTATTTGTGTATTGTCTAAATACAATACGTTTCCATTTGTACAAGCACTAAAATCAAATGCAAAAGTTTTTTCTTTTTTAACAACACAAACAGGATCACAATTAACAACAGAACCACTTAAACACCAATAATCTAATGTTGTTGGGTCAAGATTTGCTTTAGTTAATATAGACCAAGATGGTCCAGCATCATAACCAGATAATCCTAAAATTCTAGTTACAAATAATTGATTTGATTGTTGTAAATATGCTTTTGCAATATACGGTGCTTCATATTTAGGAATTTGAGTTCCTACAAATTTTTCCGGTAATGTTCCTCCAAAGTATGCTTGGAAGTCTTCATAGTTTCTTACAAAGATTGGTTCAAATGCAGGTCCTTTAATTGTTTCACCTA